GTTTAAATCGGCACCAGATAGGTAGTAAGTGTAAGTAGAGCCAGCAGGCGTGGCGCTCATAACAGCACCCTCAATAATGCATTGGTAGGTTGTGCCACGAAAAGCCACCGAAACTTGACTACCCATAGCGCACGAGAAAGGTGCGTCAGCAGCTGTAAAGCCAACCCGGTCTAATTGAAAACTTGCCTGTGACTCGGCCCTACAAGTAATAGAGGTAATAGCAAAATTGGCTGTGTCGTAGTTAGCCAAAAGATAGTTGGCATAATCCAAAGCCTGTGCATTGCTGGCGTTGAGCGTGTTTACTTCATAGGTGCGGTAAGGCGTTGTAGCGCCAACCTGTGTAACTGTTTGAGTAGTAAGGCCTTCAGGCTCAACCCTGACTTGGGTGTAGTAATTGTCAGCAAAAGAGCCAAAGTCAATGCGTTCATATACTTGATTAGTTGAGTTATTAGCCACATCACTAAAATTAATGTCTGACAAATAAGGGTCAAAAGGGCTAAGCGTGTAACACAACAAAGCCTGCTTGCTATCCCACATTCTCATATTTCCAGTTAAGGCAATACGGTTTACCCAGTCTCCCCAAGTAGAGCTAATGGTTGTGGCCGGGCTTGCTGGTGCTGCACCGTTGCCCAGCCATTCAACACTTATGCCGTTTTCAATTTCGGCTAGGTCATATTGAGATTGAACTGTGCCAGCTGGCATTGCATAGTTATTAGCGTTCATGCGCGCAAGTTGCGCAAAAGAACCTTCGCATGAAACATCTAGAAAGTCGGCGTTGCCAACATTGCTTAAATAGGGGATGCCGTAACTCACATCAACATTGTTGATGATGCCAGTCCAAAGTGTTGTAGGGAATAGTGTTCCGTTGCTTTTTTCATGGTCGATGCGTATGTAGGTACCTGATACAAGATCAGTTATTGGTGAGGCATAACCTGTTGGGTAGCGCAAACTAAAAGATGCTGTACTGGCTTTGAGTTGTTGCAGTTGGGCTTGCCTACCCACATTGATATTTATGTTCTGAACATTTGTTAATGCTGTCCAGTTGGTGTAATCGGTTGAGTAATAGACCGTGTACGTTTGCAGAGCCATTAGAAGATGTTGCTGACCTTGATAGGCACACTGCCGTTTTGACGCATGTAGGTACGCAAAGCCTGCACCACTGCGTTTGGATCACCGCCGTTTACGTTAATTGTTACGCCACCGCCCATGCCACCCATTTTGTCTAACGGGATTACAGCTTCTGGGCCTGCCTCGCCAATAAGCGCCATGGTCGGGCTGGTGACAACACCGCCGGTAGCCATTGCTTTGTAGTCAAGTCCTGCAGGGTTAGCGCCACCATTGCCGCCATCATCGCCACCAAGCCTGCCGAAACTGACTTGGCCAATTTGCCCAATGTCTTTGCCTGGCTTGATTAAGTTAATGCCACGTATCACTAAGTTAATCATCTTGATATAGGCGTTAGCGATGAACTCAAAGTATCCAGCTACGCCATTAGCTACGCCCTGCACAACAGCGCGGAAAGTGTCAAACTTTCTGTACGCCATAACAAGTGCAACACCTAATGCGACAATGGCAGCAGTTATAAGCACTGCAGGGTTTAAGGCCATAGCGGCATTAACTAGCAAAATACTGCCTGCCATTACACCAAAAGCAATAGCCACAGCCGTGATCAGTGTGGGGTTGTCTTGTGCCCATTTTGCAAAAGTCTGCAGCACCGGCAGAGCTTTTTCAAGGATTGGCAACAGTGCAGCGCCTACGCCTTCCTTAGCCTCACCTAAAGCAATGCCTAAACGCTTCATAGAGCCTGCAGCAGTTTCAGCAGAATCAGTAGCCGCGCCACCAAAAGTGTCAGACATTGCAGCCATTACTTCATCTAGATCAGCGCCGCCTTTTATCATGTCGCGTAACTCTGGTGACAATTTTGCTAGAGCAGTCATGTTGCCCCCGTACGCACGTTCCATGGCTTTTGTGACGCTTTCGAGGCTGACGCCCTTGCTAATTGCCACGTCTTGCGCCAAGTTGGCTAGCTCTTGAGCCTTGCCAATGTCCTTGGTAGCACGTACTAAACCAGCCAATGCCGGGCGTAACTCATCATCGGTAGTGCCTTTTAATTTGCCTTGCGTGGAGATGTAATCTTCCATGCCCTTAATTTGTGCACTGGTAGCGCCAGTAGTTTTTTCAAGTTGTCGAGCAAGTAACTTTTGTGCTTGCTCATCTTCCATAGCACCCTTCACAGCATCGCCCAGGCCAGCGACTAAACCACCAAGGGCAACGGCTGCATACTTGTTTGCTTTGCCCAGCGCGTACTTAGCTTTGGCCTGCGCGCCTTCTAAATCCTTAAAGCCCTTTTCCGCTTGCTTTAGTCCTTTGTCATTAAATTGGGTAACGATTGGTAGGTAAATAGCCATTAGCCAGCAGTCCTTGCTTGTAGTGCTCGATTAGCGTCAGCGATTACTTCATCTATGGCGCGTGTAATGTCAGCAGTGCCTTGCTCAGCGATGAACGCTCGACTACGCCACAGACCGCGCTGGGGTTTGCCAAAGACGCTGGCTAACAAGTTAGAGAATTGGCTGTTGTTTTTTGTGCCTGCCTGGCTAAACATTGCAGCAGCTGCATCTTTCTGCACCAGGGTGACTAAGGGCGTGTAGCCACTACGCGCACGGCCACCAACCATAATCTGTACGCCTTTGTCCACTTTGGCTTTGCTGTAGCCCAGGCGGCCTTTGTTGCCCATGCCTCGAATCATGCTTACGCCTATTTCGGCTGGGAATTGCTGACGCACATTGTCAAGCGTCGCCGGACTACTAGCCTTAATCTTCGCGGCAGCCTTAAAACGCGCTGACTTGTCTAACTTGCTTAGCTCTGACAGTGCTTGCTTCAAGCCTGTAATTTCTACATTTGTGGCAAGGCTCATGGCTTCCGGCTTTCGTTTAACAGCTTAATCGTGGTGTTTAGATCAGCAATGTCAAACTCTACAGCAGGAGGCCACCAGCCTGTGGCTACTAAAAGACTTGCTAGGGAATGGCGGTAGGTTCCGCTTGGGTAGGGTTTGCCGGATCATTATCCACCACTTCCAAAGTCACTAGGCGTTTAATAAAGTCATCGAGCACTACGGGCACTGTGATGCCAGCGACCTTGGATGACTCGTAAGCCATAAATGCTAAGTCCTCAATGCTTATGCCTTGCTCACCTATGGTGCTTGACTTGCGTTTGTATTTGCGTTCCCACTGCACAATGACATACAGGCTGGTTGTGACTTGGTACGGGCCTTCGCCAGCATCCACTAAAAGGGTTAGTTTCATGTCGGGTTCCTTTTGTTAATTAAGGTGTGATGTCTCGTGCGTATGTGCCGCCAATGAATGACGCGGTAATCATTGACAGTTCGCCAACAGAGCCAGTGATTGGTGTGTAGTCCACAAGCTGCATATTAATGATTGTGAACTCAGGGTTAGAGGCTGTTTCTGACGTGCCTGATGGTGAAATCACTAGCTGTGTGGTGCCTGTGCCCAAATTGGCAAACAATGTGGCCTCGACCTCACCAGTTCCATAGCTGAGATACATTTCTAGTTCTACAGATACAGTCTGAAGTCCTGGCACAAAACGATGGCCGGTATCGCCAAAAGCGGTGCTTTCGAGACTGTCCACGCCAAGTGTGATAGTGGCGCTACGGCATTGGTCTGTCAAATCAACAGCTGTGCCACCAGTTGTGGGGGCAAGGTTGACTGTTGGGTTCGTGAGATATGTCGAAGTGGCCACGTTAATGCTCCTGTGTTAAACGGTGCCGGGGGCCGTATCTGTTTATAGTTCTAGCAGATAATACTACTGCAGTTAGGTATCTCATGCGGTTTGTGCCTGCATAGCCATTTGCAGATCATAAGCAGGGTAGGTAGCGCCACCAATTTCTAGCGATGATGGCTGGCCTGCCATGATGACAACGCTTGAGCCAAGAACTGTAGCCACAATGCTAAGTATGTTTTCCAGCACACCTTGCGCGGCTGTGCCTGTGCCAATGACCTTTACTGGGATAGTGACGCGCACAATGTTGCCGCCACCGGCAATAGTCTCAAAACTAGGCGCATCAAGAAAGACACAGTTAGGGACAATCTTTGTGGGGTCACTTACTACGCGCAAGCCAGATACTGCTGTAAGTGTGGCTTTAAGGTCTTGCATAGCCTCGTTCAGCAGGCCTGTGGCAGGCATTATGCCACCTGTGGGCGGTCTATGCCCAACAGCTGTTTAATAACTGGTGTCATGGCGCTGACAGGTGCTGTGCCCATGCCATCAAATGTGGCAAAAGTGTCTTGTACAGAGCCACGGCCACGCCACAAAGCAGCTGCATAATACAACGTGCCCAAGGTGGCATCGCCACCTGGGGAAGTTGTCAAACTGTCAAAGTAGCCAGCTTCTTGCCTACGCCTGTAGCAAAACGCATTGCCAGCAGATGCAGCCTGTGTAAGCAATGTGTAATCGTCTGACGGATTAGTAATTGTGCCAGCACCCAAGAATGTTTCTAGTTGTGCAGCTGTAATCCATGTGCAGGTTTGTGTGTAGGTAATTGTGCCAGTAGCAGTTGCTACTCGATCAACGTCTGTGCCGGTACAAGCAAAGAGCACCTGGTTAGGGATGCTGACATTGCTGTTAAATAACAGATCACCATCTGTGTCTATGCC